AGTTTCTGCTATGCAAGGACACAATCATCAAACAAGTGAACATACAGAGGCTGATATGAATGGAAAAATCACAACTACTTGGTCATTGGGTTGTTTATCAGAGTTGCATCCGTTATATATGCCATTAAACAAATGGAATCACGGCTTTGCATTTGTTGAAATAGATGGCGATGAATTTCAGGTACAAAATAAAAGGATTTATAAAGGAAAAGTTTTATGATACCAAAAAAAGTAGAAAAGATGAGTTTAGAGCAACAGGAAGCATTTTTATTGCAGAAGTTAATGGATTTACAAAAGAAAGAACAAGTGTATCGTAGAGCATTGGCAAAGGTTAGGGGTAAAGTAAAAATAGATGTGAGTGATTGGGAACGAATGGATTTAATAGAAATGAAAGGTGGAGATTAAAGTCAAATATCAGAAATTAGGTAAACAAAAGGTTTGGGGTTTAGCAGACTCTGAAGGAGTTATCTATTTGGATAGTAGGCTTAAGGGAAAGAAGCACCTTGAAATATTAATTCACGAATCACTGCATTTACTATATCCAGATGCAGAAGAAGAAGAGGTTGAAGAAAAAAGTATATCTTTATGTAACTTAATTTGGAAGCAAAGGTATCGTAGAATAGAAGAGGATAAGAAAGAACCTTTGCAGGATGGCACATTATGAGAAAACATACTAAACTATATTTAGATTACTTTGGATATGTCAAGGATGATTTTATGGCTTGTGAACTTTGTGGAGGAAGGATGGTGGACATCCATCATATTGATTGCAGGGGTATGGGTGGGAGCAAGGATAAAGATAAAATCGAAAACTTGATGGGTTTGTGCAGAAAGTGCCATTTAGAATACGGAGACAAAAAGCAACACATAGAATATTTAAAAGAAAAGCATCAAGCATTTATAGACAATTATGGCAAAACCTACTGATATATTTGTAGCAGTTTATACAAACAAAGTCAAAAGCTATTGTGATGTTGAATTTTTTAATGCATTGCAGAACAATATTAGCACAGAGCATATCTATGTTGTTGATAATACAAGCGATAACGGCACATACGCAAATCAGTTAAGAAATATAATTAATTGCAATATTTTTAATATAGATATAGCTGAAGAGCCATACAATACAAGATTTCACAGAAAAGTAGCAGAATCCGTTTTATTCTTACGCAATATTTTTTTGGAATCCGATTACAAATACTTTCTAATAGCTGAAAGCGATGTAATTATCCCACCTAACACAATAAATACTCTTTTAGAAAACATTGAAAGTTTACCTTCAGATACAGGAGCAGTAGGTGCATTATACTATGAAGGATATCATAACTATGGGTTGACAGGAATACAATACACTAATCACGTTTTATCAGGATGCACAATTTATAAGCGGAGTATGATAGAGAAATATCCATTTCGTTGGCAAGAAGATTATTTACAGGCATTTCCAGATGCATTTATTTGCATAGATGCTATCAATGAATTTAAATATTATAACAATCACGAATTAAAGTGCAAACACGCACATTCAAGTAACGGCTCAAGATATATATAATGAAAATAAATAGTATTTCAATAGATTCAACCAATTCTGTAACTGATTTATGTCTGCTTGGGATAAAATATCCAACTGATAAATCACCCTATAACAAAGAGGCTAACTTACACAAACACGCATATACATCAATATACAATCTATTGTTTTCTAACATTAGGTATAAAGATATTAAACTTGGAGAATTAGGAATCTTAGATAATAATTCAATGCTATCTTGGAGAGAGTTTTTTCCAAATGCTAAACTTTATGGTTTTGAGTGGTTTGATGCAAGATTAGATAAGGCAAAAAATGATAATATTGATTGCACATATATTAAAATGAATGTAAAAGATGTTAATTCAATATCTGAAGGACTATCTATTGCAGGTAAGTTCGATATATTAATAGAGGATTCAACACACGAATTTCAAGACCAAATAAGGTTTATAAATGAGGCTTATAAGCATCTAAAGCCTGGAGGAATCCTAATAATTGAGGATATATTTATAAATGCCAATGAGAAAGATTATTGTAATGCAATCAACCCTGATTACTTTTCTTCTGCAACATTTATATTTGCTAACCATAACTTAAAGAATTCTTTAGGATGGAATAACGATAAACTATTGGTTTTACACAAAAACGATAAATTATGTTCTTAAATATCATAACACCTTGTTCAAGACCGCAGAATTTGAAGGTAATTGCTGAAAGCATACCTAAAGAAAGCAGATGGATTGTGGTATTTGATGGTACAGAATTGCAAGATGTACCTGATAATTGTGAAGCATATTATTTAAAGGATGTCAATAGCATATACGGCAATGCTCAAAGAAACTTTGCCCTTAATTTAGTTACTGAAGGGTATATTTATTTTAACGATGATGATACAATCATTCATCCAGAATTATGGGATGAGGTAAAAGACAAAGATGCTGATTTTATATCGTTTAAACAAGCTAATAAAGATGGCTCATTAAGATTAGAAGGGAAGGAAATAGTGCCTAATTTTATAGACAGTCATAATTTTATAGTATCTGCTAAATGCGTAAATACAAGATGGATATTGGACAAGTACGATGCTGATGCGTATTTTGCGATGGATTGTTATAAAAATGCAAAAGAAAGTTTATATATCCCTAAAATATTATCCATTTATAATTATTTAAAATAATGGCAAAGATATCTAACGAAAGAAAAATAAGTTTTGGAAAAAGAAAGAAAGGTAAAGCTAAAAAATCATATAATAAAAATGATAGAACAGAACGCAATTATCGAGGTCAAGGTCGCTGAAGTAAAAGCGAATCCTAACAATCCAAGAATCATTAAGGATGACAAGTTCAAGAAGCTTGTAAAATCCATTCAGGAGTTCCCAGAGATGCTAAAATTAAGACCAATCATAGTCAATGATGATATGGTTGTACTCGGTGGGAATATGCGTTTAAAGGCTTGTAAAGAAGCAGGACTTAAGACCATACCGATTATAAAGGCAAGTTCATTAACAGAAGAGAAACAGAAGGAATTTATCGTTAAAGATAATGTTGGGTATGGAGAATGGGATTGGGATGACCTTGCAAATAATTGGGATGCAGAGCAGTTGACAGATTGGGGATTGGATATTCCTAACTTTGAATCAGAGATATTGGAAGCAGAAGAGGATGATTTTGCAGTACCTGATGGCGGTATAGAAACCGATATTGTTTTAGGAGATTTATTTGAGATAGGAGAGCACAGGTTGCTTTGTGGGGATAGTACAGATTCAGAACAAGTGGCAAGATTGATGAATGGTGAGAAAGCAGATATGGTGTTTACTGACCCTCCTTATGGCATTTCACATAGTGGTAAAGGAATAACTGCTCCAACTAAAAGCGGTAAAATAGTAGAAGGAAATAATTTTGGTGAGATATTAGGTGATGGAGATGTAAATGCTGCAATAGATTCATTTAACTTATTATTTAATTTATATTCAGATGCTTTACATATTTGGTGGGGTGCAAATTATTATTCATCAATACTTCCAAATGGTTTTGGATGGTTAGTTTGGGATAAAGAAAGAGTTGGTGATACATTTAGTGGTGCTGAATTAGCATTTGTAAATAAAGGAATTAAAGTAGATGTATTTAGGCATATGTGGCACGGAATAGCAAAGGCATCTGAAAGTGGAGAAAAAAGATTGCATCCAACACAAAAACCAATTGCTTTAGTTGAATGGTGTTTTAATAATTATAATGCAGGAGAAAATATATTAGATGTATTTTTAGGAAGCGGAACAACAATGGTGGCATCACATCAACTTAAACGAAAATGTTATGGTATGGAACTTGACCCTAAATATTGCCAAGTAATAGTTGATAGGATGATTAAACTTGACCCGACATTAACAATTAAAAGAAACGGAGAGATATGGCAAAAGAAGATTTAATCCCATTTGTAAAAGGACAATCAGGTAATCCGAATGGTCGCCCTCGTAAGTATGTTAGCCTACTTAAAGAGCAAGGATATAAACTATCTGAAATAAATGATACAATTCAATCTATGATGGCAATGGATAT